GCCAAGGCTTTAAGGGTGTTCAAGCGGCTGCGGTTGCCCGACGTCATCGGCACGCCCACCATGGGCGATGTCTGCGGCGAGTGGTTCTATCCGATCGTGGCGGCGCTGTTCGGCTCTTACGATCCGTCCACCAATCAGCGGCACATCTCCGAAGTCTTCCAGCTTATTCCCAAGGGCAACAGCAAGTCGTCGAACGGTGGCGCCGTGATGGTGACCGCGGTGATTGTCAACCGCAGGCCGGAAGCCGAATTCCTGTTCATTGCGCCGACTATGGAAATCGCGGCGATCGCCTACAAGCAGGCCAAGGGCACCATCCGATTAGACTCGGAGTTGGCCAAGTTGTTTCAGGTACAGGATCATATTCGCAAGATTACCCATCGCGTGTCCGGCGCTGTGTTGCAGATCAAAGCCGCGGATACTGACGTGATTACTGGTAGTAAAGCCACCGGCACCATGATCGACGAGACGCATGTTTTTGCCAAGAAAGGCAACGCCGCAGAAATCTTTGTGGAGTTGCGCGGCGCGCTGACCAAGCGGCCGGACGGTTTCCTGTTTCAGACCACCACGCAAAGCAAGCAACCGCCGACCGGCGTGTTCTCGTCTGAGTTGGCAATGGCGCGCTCGGTGCGCGACGGCAAGATCCGGATGCCATTGTTGCCGGTGCTGTACGAATTGCCGGATCGGCTGGCGAAAGACGACGGCTGGAAGCAGCGCAAGTATTGGCCTCTGGTGAACCCCAATCTGGGCCGATCGACCAACGAAGACTTTCTTGCGCGTGAAGTGTTGCGGGCGGAAGCTGACGGGCCGGCTGCGATTGCATTGATTGCATCGCAGCACTTCAACGTCCAGGTCGGCATGTCGTTACGTGCCGATGGCTGGGCCGGTGCCAATTACTGGAGCCGTGGTGTCGAGGAAGGCCTGACGCTCGACGACGTGCTGGAGCGATCCGAGGCGGTAGTGATCGGCATCGATGGCGGTGGCCTCGACGACTTGCTCGGCATTGCGGTGCTGGGCCGGGAGAAAGACACCAAGACGCATCTCGCCTGGTGCCATGCGCTGATTTCGCCGGAAGGAATGGAAAGGCGCAAAGCCAACGCATCCGTCTATGAGGAATTCCAGCGCGACGGTGATCTCACCGTTGTCGAGGAGCTGCCCGATGACATCAGCTTCGTGATCGACATTGTCGAGAACATCAAGAACTCAAAGAAGCTGGCGGGCATTGGCGTCGATCAGATTGGCATTGGCGGCATCGTCGATGCGCTGGCGCGGATCGGCGTTACCCAGGAAGGCAACATGCTGGTCGGTGTCCGGCAAGGATTAGCGTTGATGGGCGCGATCAAGACGGTCGAGCGCAAGCTGGTGGACGGATCGTTCAAACACAGCGGCAGCGCGCTAATGGCGTGGTGCGCAGGCAATGCCAAGATCGTGCCGATGGCGACCGGAATGCGGATTGCACGCGACGACAGCGGCTACGGCAAGATCGATCCGCTTATGGCGTTGTTCAATGCCGCAGCGCTGATGGCGCATAATCCGGCTGCGCTAAACCGGCCTGAGGTTAGGTTGTTCTTTGCTTGATTCAGGATCGGCAGAATAATCCGGTTTGGCGGCAAGTTTGGTCTTTGGCCTTTTGCACTCTTTCCTTTGACGCAGCCAAGTCCTGTTGCGCTTGTTGCAGCTGGTTTGCTTGCTGGCGCAATGATTCTGGTGAGACATTCCCCGCGACTTGAATGCCGACGAACAACACCACTGCGATTGCTCCTAGCACCATTCCGAAAATCACTTTCACGCGCTTCTTCCATTCTGCAGTGGGTTGGCTATCGCCAGCTTCTTTAGCCTTCATCGTTCTGCGGCTCTTGTGATTTAGCGCCAAATATTTGTTGAACGCTGCCATTCCGGGCCAGCGGCCACGAACCAATCCAATCTCCCTGGACGGACCAATCCCATGTTGAACCGGGCCTACAGCCTGCTGTCTGTAAAGGCAGTGGACGACGAAACGCGCACGCTGACCGGCATTGCGACGACACCCTCGCCGGATCGGTTGAACGACGTCGTCGAGTCGAGGGGCGCGAAGTACTCGCTGCCAATCCCGCTGTTGTGGCAGCACGACGCCAACCAGCCGATCGGGCAGGTGACGCACGTCAAGACATCGGGCACCGGTATTGAGATCGTCGCATCGATCGCGCGGGTGTTCGAGCCTGGACGGCTGAAGGATCGTCTCGACGAGGCGTGGCAATCGCTCAAGGCCGGCCTGGTGTCCGGTCTTTCAATTGGTTTCAAGTCACTCGATCAGGAGTCGATCCCCGCAACGCGCGGCATCCGTTTCCTGAAGTGGCAATTCCTGGAACTTTCCGTCGTGACCATCCCGGCTAATGCCGACGCGACCATCACGACCATTCGTTCGATCGATACCGCGCAACGGGCCGCGTCAGGCCAATCCACGTTGCTGCCTGTCGTCTCGCTCAACCCTCCCGGCGTCTCGGGGCTCACGCAACGAAGACACGCCCAGGAGGGCATTATGAAAACGATGTCAGAACAGATCACGGCGCTGGAAGCCAAGCGCCAGGCCAGTGCGGCGCGTATGGACGCCGTGATGCAAAAAAGCCTCGACGAGGATCGCACCTCGGACGCCAACGAACAGGAAGAGTTCGACACGCTTGCGGTCGAAGTCGAGGCTCTCGACAAGGATCTCGTGCGGCTGCGCAAGCTGGAGAGCACCAAGGCCAGCACGGCACAGGCGGTGGTCAAGGCCGATACACCGCGTTCCGGAAGCCTTGCCCGCGGCGGGCTGGATACCGTCTACGCGGTGCCGGCTCACAAGATCCCGCCGCAGGACCATGTCTGGCGGTCGCTGGTGTGCGCGGTGAGGGCGCATTTCAACAAGCAGTCGCCGATTGAAATACTCAAGCAAGAGTATGGCGACGACGATCAAACCCGCGCGGTGTTTAATGTCATCACCCGCGCTGCGACGGTGCCTGCCGATACCGTAACGTCGGGCTGGGCCAGCCAGTTAGTTGATACCAGTATCCAGGACTTCTTCGCGGCGCTGTTGCCGAATTCGGTTTATCCGGGTCTGGCAGCCAAGGGCGGCAAGTTTTCCTTCGGGCGGGCCGGCATTGTCTCGATGCCGACACGGGCCAGCACACCGACGATCGCAGGCAGCTTTGTTGCACAGGGCGCCCCGATCCCGGTGCGTCAGGGCGCGTTCACCGCGATCACCTTCACGCCAAAGAAGATGGGTTGTATCAGCACGTTCACTCGTGAACTGGCCGAGCATTCGACGCCGGCAATCGAGGGCTTGATCCGTCAGGCCATCGTCGAGGATACCAGCGTCGCAATCGACTCGGTGCTGCTTGACGGGACCGCGGCGACCACAACCAGGCCTGCGGGCTTGCGGGCTGGCGTGGCGGCAACGACGGCGGCGGTAGGCGGCGGTATTGGTGCGTTGATCGGCGACATTCGCGGCCTGACCAGCGCATTGATCACCGGCACCAACGGCAACCTTCGCTCGCCGGTCTGGATCATGAACCCGGCTGATGTGCTTGCGGCATCTTTGCTTCCGGCGGTGGCCGGCGGTGGTGAATTCCCGTTCAAGACAGAACTGGCAGGCGGAACGTTGCAGGGCTATCCCGTCATCCAGAGCAGCAATGTTCCGGCCGACATGATGTTCCTGGTCGATGCTGCGGACTTTGTCTCGGTAACGGGCGATACACCACGGTTCGATGTCAGTGACCAGGCGACGATCCATATGGAAGACACCACCCCATTGCCGATCGTAACCGGCGCGCAGGGCAGCGGTGTCGTGGCATCGCCGACGAGGTCGCTGTGGCAAACCGACACCATCGGTGTGCGGATGCTGCTCGATATCAACTGGGGTCTTCGGCGGACGGGCGTTGTCGCCTGGACGCAGAGCATGACCTGGAACTGATGAAACAGACAGACAAAGGAGCCAGCGACATGGCGCAAAACCCCCGTAAAGATAAAAGCCATCCAGACGCGCAGGCGTTGGAGGAGCAACGCGAAGAAACCCGGAAGAGCAACGCGAAGGCGATGCATCGAATGGATGAATCGCAGCCGACGCCGACGCAGGAAGAAAATGATCTTGCCAGGCTCGGCATTCACGTCGACCCGAAGGCGGACGACAAGAGCGGGCCGACCATCATCGAGCGATCGATCGTCGCCAATGAGCCGCTGCCGCATGGCGGATACGATACCCGCGCGGCGAAAGCCAGGCGGGACAGCCTGCGACGGGAAGCACAGCCCTCCGCCGAAAGACACGGCGAAAGGTCTGAGTGATGGCTCGTGTGCGTGGCACGCCCCGGCCTTATGCCGAGGCGCGGCCAACCATCACGGGCACGCCGACTGTGGGCCAGAACCTCACCTGTAATGATGGGGTCTGGATACCGCAGTCGGTGACCGTGACGCGGCAGTGGATGCGCGATGCATCCACTGTCATCGCGGGCGCCACCGGGTCGGTCTACGCGCTGGTTGGTGCCGACCAGACCCACACCGTGAAGTGTCGCGTGACCGCCAGCAATGCCTACGACACCACGACTATCGATACACCAAGCACAGCAACGGTATCTTGATGCAAATTCTTGGTGTGCAGATCCCCTTTACCGGGGAAAAGAAATCGGTCGGCTCGCTGCCTTACGGCAGCGGCCGGTCGTATCAGTATCCGGTTGTCTACGAGAGCTTTCCCGGCGCGTGGCAACGCGACATCACCGTCAACAATGACACCGCGGCGTCCTTCCACGCGGACTTTGCCTGCAAGACACTGATTGCGCGCGACATCGCCAAGTTGCGCGTGAGGCTGGCGGAGAAGGACGGCAACGGCATCTGGACGGAGGTTACAAATCCGGCGTTCTCTCCGGTGATCCGTCGTCCAAATCATTACCAGACCCGCAACCAGTTCTGGGAAAGCTGGGTGCTGTCCAAGCTGTCCCGCGGTAACACCTATGTTCTGAAGGAACGGGACCAGCGCAACGTCGTCACGGCGCTGCATGTGCTTGATCCGATGCGGGTGCAGCCGCTGATTTCCGCGGACGGCGAGGTGTTCTACCGCCTCAGCAGCGACAATCTAGCCGGCGTCGGCGAGGTCACGTTGCCTGCCAGAGAGATCATCCACGATCGGTTCAATTGCCTGTTTCATCCGCTGGTCGGCATTCCTCCGGTGTTCGCCAGCGGGCTGGCGTCCATGCTGGGCCTCAACGCGCAGCGGGCGTCAGCTCTGCTATTCGAGAACTCATCGACGCCTGGTGGCATCCTCACCTATCCCGGCGAGGTAACAGCCACCGAGGAGCAGCGCGTCAAAGAGCAGTGGGAACAGAAATTCTCGCGGCTCAACCTCGGCCGCGTCGCCGTGCTGTCCGCCGGCGCCAAATACGAGAAGCTGCCGATGACCAACGTCGAGGTGCAGATGATCGAGAACTTGAAATGGTCGGCCGAGGTTGTTTGCAGCGTCTACCACGTGCCGCCTTACAAGGTCGGCGTCGGTGTATTGCCGACCTATAACAATGTGCAGGCGCTCAACGTCGAGTACTATTCGCAGGCGCTGCAATCTCACATCGAGGAGATCGAGGAATTGCTCGATCATGCGCTCGGCATTGGATGGGGTGAAGGAATGGGGACGGAATTCGATACCGAGAACCTGCTGCGCATGGACAGCGTGACCATGGTGACGGCTATTCGCGACGCGGTTGGTGCTGGCGTGATGTCGCCGAACGAAGGCCGCAGCAAGTTTGATCTGAAGCCGGTCAAGGGCGGCGAGAGCCCATACCTGCAGCAACAGAACTATTCTCTCGAAGCGCTGGCCAAGCGCGATGCGCAGGAAGATCCATTCGCCGCGAATACGCCGAAGCCGAAGCCGAAGCCGGAAAACGATAAGCCGGATGATGATGAGGACGAGGACGGCGAGGGCGAAGAAGATACCGAGGAAGAGATGGACGATGTTGCGGCCAAGGCTGCGACAACGCTCAAGGCGTTCTTGCTCGCCGCATGAAAGTTAAGTCGATGGAAAACGAGCGGCTGATTAACGCGCTGCTGAAGCATATCGCGCCGGTCATCCGGGACTTTCAGAGCGAGCACGGCCGCGCGTTGCGTGACGAATTCGAGCAGCGCATTGCCGCGGTCGAGATCATCAAGGGCGACAAGGGCGATCCCGGCGAGCGTGGCAATGATGGGCTGCGTGGCCTCGACGGCAAGGACGGGATTGATGGCAAGGACGGCAAGGATGCTGAACTCGGGTCGGCGCCCGACGATGTCGCAACTCAGGTCGCGGTCGCGGCACGCATGCTGGCGGAAGCGCCGCCGGTCTGTCGCAACATTGATGGCGATGGCGGCGCGAGGGAAATAATTACCGCGCAACGCGGAGATGCGGGGCCGCGCGGGTTGCCCGGTTTGCCTGGGCCGCAAGGCGAGCGGGGCGAGTCTGGACCGCGCGGGCGTGACGGAACAGGGATTGCAGGGGCTGCGATTTCGCGTGACGGCGAGTTGCTGCTGACGCTGTCCGATGGCGTCATTCTCACGCTGGCGATCGATAAGGTTATGGACAATGTCTGATCTGCCATCACCGAAATATTCGTTGTGGGAATGCATGGCGGCGGCGCTGGCGCTGGCGACGCGCGCACTCGAGGAAGTACGGGCATTGGCGCGCATTCCGGGACCGCAGGGTAAGCAAGGCATTCCTGGCCGAGATGGGCTTGGGTTTGATGCCATCGAGCCGATCGATGATGACGGCGAATACGGGTTCAAGTTCGTTGCCGCGGGCCAGGTGGTGAAGGAATGCAGGTTTCGCAAGCCGGTTGCCAATTTCGCGGATGTCTATCGCGGGATCTGGAAGCCAGGCGACTACCGGCGCGGCGAGATCGTCACTTATGGCGGCTCGGCGTTCCTGGCCAAGGCCGACACTGAGGATAAGCCTGAGAAATCTGACGCCTGGGTGTTGTGGGTCAAGCGTGGCCGTGACGGCCGCGATGTGCAGCCTGAGTGCGCCACCGGACGACCGGTGAAGCTGAAATGAACGATCAGTCGATTTTCCGTAAGACGCTAACGGGCCAGGGCCTCGATGGCGAGGTCGCGGTCTTCAATAGCACTCAGGCGCTCGGCGGCAGCGACGAACTTCGTGTCGATGACAATGGCCGGCTGCTGATTAAAGGCCGTCAGGCGGTCACCGAGGCGCCGCAGGACGGCAGGATCTACGGCCGCCGCAATGCGGGCTGGTCCGATGTTCAGGTCGCTGGCGGTGGAGGTGGCGGCGGCAGTAGCTCAGGCGATGGCGGTGGCGAACAGGGGCCGCCAGGGCCTCAAGGGGAGCCAGGAGAGCCAGGTCAGCCGGGACCACAAGGTGAGCCAGGTGAGCCGGGCGCCGACTCGACTGTACCGGGACCGCAGGGGCCACAGGGGCCTCAAGGCGTGCCTGGAACGCCTGGAGTGCCGGGCGTGCCTGGAGCCGGGACGCCAGCGACCGCACTGCCACTGATCGATGGCACGGCTGCGATCGGCGCATCAATCGCCTATGCGCGCGAGGATCACGTTCATCCGACCGATACTTCACACGTGGCCAAGGTCGGCGACACCATGACCGGGCCTTTGGTATTGCCAGCACCCGCGCCGACGCTGGCGACACACGCGGCGAACAAGGCCTACGTCGACGCCACCGCGAAAGTCTGGAGCGGCAAGAACTACATCATCAACGGCGCGATGATGGTGAGCCAAGAGAACGGGCTGACCGGCGGAACGACAGTTGGTTATTATGCGGCTGATCAGTTCTACAGCAGCTTCGTGATGTCGGGCACGCCGACGTTTCGCCAACTCGCTATTGCTACGCCGGGCGGTTCGCCTAACCGCATTCAGTTCGTCGCGAGTATCGCCGACGCGGCGGTGGCTGCCGGGGATATCGCTAGTTTCGAGACGCGGCTGGAAGGATTGCGCATCGCGGATTTAAAATCCGGTTCGGCAGCGGCGAAGACAATCACGCTTCAGTTCGGCGTCAAGGCCCCGGCGGGTACTTACTGTGTCGCGTTCCGCAATGTTTCACCGCAGCATAGTTACATCGCGGAATATGTCATTACTGCTGGTGAAGCTAAC